GTCGATCTGGGCGTGGTATTTGGACTCGACGATGTACAGCAGATGTGCGGTGCCGTCGTTGGTGGCGTTGAACGAGTCAACCAGTCGGACGACGTTCTCGGGCCGGTTGACGGCCGGGACGAGGACGGTGATGTCGTCCATGACCGGCTTGGTCGGATCAGGCCGTGTGTCCAGCGACGCAAGGTATGGGCGCCAGTAGGTGTCGTAGACGTGGTCGGCGTCGTAGCCGGCAGCGAACTGGATGCAGTCGTCCTGCATCGCGCCGAGATCGGCGGCGTACGCCTTCTCCAGTGCCCGTTCGATCTCAAACACGTTCGGTGCCTGATACCAGGAGCGTGACGGGCCGTCCCAGCAGGCCTGTCCGGAGACGAGCCAGCCGTTGTTGACCAGCTCCTGTTGGGCGGTGAACGCCGAGGTGATCACCGGGACACCGCAGGCTTGTGCCTCGATGAGCGGCACACCGAACCCCTCGCCCCTTGACGGGGCGAGCAGCACGTCGAATGCCGTGTACATCAACGCCATCAGCTCGGCGGGGAAGCCGATCATGTAGGCGTACTGGTTGGTGAACCGGATCGCCGTCTCGGGGATGCCGCAGCACTGGGCGAGTTCGGGAAGGTTGATCCCTCCCCCAGTGCCCGACTTCTCGGAGTGGACGTGCAGGACGCTGTTCGGGTGGTTGCGATGGAACCGGGCAAACGCCTGGAACGATTCGCTGAACGACTTCCTGTCGTTCGGGTCCTTGTTCATCGCGACCATGCCGACGACGAACGCGTTGCGGTCGATCTGCAGGAACTCTCGACCGTCGACCTCACGGCCGTCAATGACGGCGGTGAACGTCGGCTTGTAGACCTTGGTGTCGACGGCGAGCGGGATGTAGGCGGGCTCGAGGTCGGCGTTGGCGAACTCGCCGTGACCGTGCTTGGACATAGCGATGCAGCGGGCGTTGCTGCGTTCGAAGAACTTGAGCACCATGTTCGGCACCGGGTCGTGGTCGACGGGTGCCCAGGCGGCAACGTTGAACTCTTTCAGGTTCGGTGTCGTCAGCGACCAGACGTCGAGCAGCGGGATGATCCAGCCTTCGTCGGCGCCGAAGAACTGCTTGGCGTGGGCACAGATGACGTCGTCGCCTGACACGAGGAACCAAGACGGGTAGACCTGCACCTTGTGGCCGGCCGGTGTGGTGTAGGTGGTGAGGCCGGTGGCGGCGGGTGCGCCGTAGGTTGCCGAGATGGCGACCTGGTGGCCGTCACGGGTGAGCCGGTCGGCGAGCAGAGCGATCTGGACGCCATAGCCGGTCTTGACGGTGGCCGAGTTGGAGTGCAGCAGGATTTTCACTGGGCGACCTCGTCGGTGACGATCTGGTCGGTGAGGAACGAGTGCAGCAGCGGGTCACGGTCCCATGTGGCGCCGATGCGTGCGGCGTGTGTGACCATTCCGAGACGGGTCTCATATGAGGCGCGGGGTTCGGTCACGATGACGAACTGGTCGCCGTCCTGGGTGACGGTGACGACGTGTTCGTGTCGGGCGATGCGGTGCAGCTCGGCGGCGAGCTGGTTGCGTGGCACGGTGTGCACGGGCATAGATGCTCCTTTGGCAGGGGTGGCAGGTGCGGCCGGTGGCCGGTGACGCTGGAGGACGCCACCGGCCACGACCAGGTGGTTGGCAGGTTTGTGCCCTCGAACGCCGCGTGGACGTTCGAGGGCGTCCCCCTGCCTGGGGATCATCCAGCCGCGAGGGCTGGGTAGGTCACACGTTCTGGACGAGCGTGTTGAGGTAGCTGACCTGGCGGTGGTTGCCGCCGACGCGCCACTTCCCACGGAAGCCGGTCTCGTCGGTGTCGAAGTAGCGCGAGGCGTCCGACTCGATGACCGGGTTCCCGACGGTACGGATCACGTACTCGGAGAAGTCGCCGTACGTGGCGAGGATGGCGTTGGAGCCGGCCTGCGCGCAGTTGACGTCCGAGAACACCGGGCTGCCGAGGAACCGGTCGGGCTGACCGTTCTGCAGGCCGGAGGTGAGCGACGGCTCCCACAGGAAGGCGCCGATGGTGCCGCCGGCGCCGTCACGGAGCTTGCGGATCGAACCGGCGACCGAGTCGTGCATCAGGAACGAGCCTCGCTGACGGACGCTGTCCGCCACCGAGTACTGCAGGTCGATGAACTTCTCAACAGTCGGAGCGATGAGCGAGCCACCGGTCTTGATCGGGGCGTTGGTGCCCGCACCGGCGAGGATGGTCATGCCGGTGGGCTCGTTCGTGCCGGTACCGACGACGAGGTCGGCGTCGACGATACGACCGAGGGCGTAGCCGAGATCGCCGCCGAGCCACGACGAGATGTCGAACGCTGCGTCGTTGACGAGTTCGTTGCTGACGCGCACGAGCTGGCCGAACTTGTAGGTGTTGAGGTTGACACGGTTCATCACCGGGTCGGTGCCGGCGAGGGTCGTGCCCTGACCCGACACCTGGGTGCCGATGCCGTGGGTCTGCAGACGGGGCAGCTGCATGTTCTCACCGGTCGAGGTGTTCATCACGGTTGCGCCGATGCGGAACGCTGCGATGTTGGCCTCGAGGAGGTCGAACAGGCTGCGGGCCATGGTGGTCGGCACGACCAGTGAACCGCTCGTGGCGTCCCATGCGAGAGCACGGATTTCCTCGGGCGAGGCACCGGCGCGGAGCATCTGGCGCTCCTTCATGGCGCGCTGGATGTCGATCTCGAAGTCGCCGGTGCGGTGGGTCAGCCACTGGCGGAAGGCATCGCCGTGCACCTTGTCGTTGTGGGCGGTGCGGGCCTCGCCGAACACCGACAGGGTCTGCTGGCGCAGGGCGGCGGCTTCCTGCTCGCGGGTCTCACGGGCGACGAACTGGCGCACTTCGGCGTCGATCTCGTCGATGCGGGCGTCGAGGCGAGCGATCTTCTGGCTTTCCTCGGCGGTGCGCTCACGGCCGGCGGTGTAGTCCAGCTCGCTGCGGAGCTGTTCGACGACACGGGCACGGTCCTCGTTGAGCGCGATCACATGGCTACGGATGTCCATGGTTCACGTCCTTTCGGGAGGTGTTGTTGTTGTGGGTGTCATCGACGTGGTGGCGACGCCCGTGGTGACCGCTGTGCGGTTCCGGGTGGCGCGCTCCGGGTTCGATGTGGGAGCCGTCAGACCAGAGCGGGTCGGGCGGCGATCTTGCGGTCCAACGCTTCGCGCTCGGCGCGATCACGTTGTTCGAACTCGTTGGCGGAACGGATCGGCACCCAGGTGACGACCTCGTTCACGGCGACAGGGTCGGCATCGTCGAGGGTGATGGTGTTGTCGGCGTTGAGGCTGTAGCCGAGCTGCCAGGTGCCGTCGACCTCGGTGCCGTACAGGCAGAACACGACCTGGTTGTCGTTGAAGTCCTCGATGTCGACCATGCCGAGTGGGCTGGTCACAAAGCGGGCCTTGAGGGCGATCTCCAGCCACGACTCGACTTCCTCGTTCCAGACGTCGGCGAAGCGGCGCTCGAGGTGGCGCACGGCGCGACGCATCTGGTCCTTGGTCATGTCGACGTCGGTGATGTCACTCATGAACGCGTCGAACGACCGCAGCTGGGCGCTGGTCGTCGGCGAGGCCGGGTAGGTCACGACGCTGACGTCGAACAGTTCGATCTCCTTGATGGAGCGCTGGCTGTAGTCCGACGACCATTCCTCGTCGCGGACACGGAACCCGATCGACATCTGGTCGAGGTCGCCACGGTTCATGGCCGAGCGGATTTCCTGCACGGTTGGGTTAGACGGGTCGAGGGTAGCGGTGGCCCGCAGGTTCGGGTCGGCGCTCAACTTGAGGGTGCCCGACTTGCTGCGGGCCAGCGGCACGCCCGAGTGGTTGACGAGCAGACGGACGTCGGCCTTCTGCTTGAGGGTGCGGTTGAACGCACCGGGCAGGATGGTCTCGGTGTAGTCACCCCACTGGTCACGGACGTGGTAGCCGGTGTTGACCACGGAGGCGATGCCTTCGAAGGTGAAGCCGTCGTTCATGTCACGCATCACCATGTCGGTGGCGGTGAACGACCTGGTCTCCCGCTCGGTGCGGGCGGCGCGTTCGGCGAGGGTCATATGACTCCGATCAGACGAGGAGCAGAAGTTCCTCGTCCTCGAGGACGAGGTTGTACGGGTCCACGAGACCGTCGGCCCTCAGCCGGTCGTCGAGGTGGTGGGTCATGCCGACGCCGGTGATGGCGGGCAGGATGACGGGCAGTTGACGTTCGGGCCGGCGTTTCGCATGAGCACGGCGCAAGCCGGTGTGTGTGGCGTCGTCAGCCGGTGCCGGCGTCCCGGATGAACCGGCCGCTGACGCGGTGTCGCTGGCGTTTGTCGTGGCCGACGTGCCCACGATGGTGACCGTGCCGCTTGCGGTAGCAGTGTCGTCGGCGTTGGTGTTGGCCTAG